CAGATACATTTACTTTTATTTCTAGTTCTGGATTAACATTAAATTCTGATCGTTTTGGTAATATATTTGATATTAATATTAATACAGGATCATTTCCTACTAATGTAATGTTTTATGAAGGATTTAATGAATATTTTGATACTTCTAGAATTCCAAAAACATATAACTATAATAATATTTCTTTTGATTTAGGTGTTACTCAAACTGGTGCTAATACTAATAGTGTTGGATATTCAGCTCAGTTTGGTTTAGGATCTTCTACTCCAAATACAGGTTATATACAAGCTCCATTAAATGGATATTATGATCGTGATCATAATTATGCAATATCATTTTATATGTATCCTCCTGGTGTTGGAGATGACTCTGAATTATTAGTTGGTAAATTAAATTCTATTCGAAATCAACAATATCCATTTAAAATTGAATATTCTGGATCTAGACACTTAAAATTTTCTATTCAAGCATCAGAAGAATACCACACAATACTTACATCTTCAAATGATGTAAATTTAAATCAATGGAATCATGTAGTATGTCAAAAAACTGGCAGTATAATGCAAATATTTGTAAATGGAACTAATGTTTCTTCAACTGCTGCTAGATATATAGTACCTCCTATTAATACTTTACAAACATCATCTTTATATATTAATAATGAAGATATGTTATCTATTGGAGGACTAAAAGTCGATGGACAAACATATAGTTCTAATACATTTAGTGGATATTTAGATGAAATACGAATATATAATAATGCATTAACACAAAATGAAATAACATCATTAGGTAATAGAAATGCATTAAGTGGAGGAATATTACAAACAAATCATGTTGGAAATGTTTTTGATAAAACAGGATTTTTTGTTATATCGAGTCCAAATACAGTTTATAATAGTTTAATTAATTCTGATTATACTATAACATATAAAAGTACTGTACGTAGATATGAACATTCTACATTTCTAAGTATAGAACCACAAGATTTTAATGTTACATTAAATCCTACTACATTAGCAGATAATAATATTAATATAAAATCTTTTGCAACAGGAAGTGAATTTCAGCCATATATAACTACTATAGGTCTATATAATGATAAAGGGCAATTATTAATGATTGCTAAACCAGGAATGCCTATAAAAAATAGAACTGATATTGATTTAAGTTTAATTGTAAAAATTGATTTAGATAAACCCAAAGTTAAATTTTAAGAAATGATTAAGTTAAAAAATATATTAAATGAAATATCCGAAGACGAAGCTGATAGATTATTATCTAAAATAAAAAATAAAGAATTAACATTTTTAGCTCAAGGAGATAATGGAAAAGTATATTCTATTAATGGAGAAGATTTATTATTTAAAATAACAACAGAACCAGAAGAAACAGCTGTTGCAGATGTAATTGTAGGCCGACCAAATGAATTTGACGCATTTATTCCAGTACATTATTCAGACTCACAAAAAAATATGTATATTATGAGTAAAGCTTCAAATTTAACATCTAATTTAAAATCTGAATTAAATCGTTATTATGATGATTATAAAAACTATGCTAGAAGTCAAGGATTAGAAACTAGTATATTTAATTATTTAAATACAGAAGCTTCTAGAAATTATTCACCTATAATTATTACATTTTTAAGAGCATTAGAACAACAAGTTAAAAAAACCGGAATTGGTGATTTAGAATTATCATTAGATTTTAGACCTGAAAATATCATGTTATGGAATGGTAATCTAGTTATGATAGACTGGTAAAGGAAAGTTATGAAAAATCATTGGCACTCGAATAATAAACAACGCCAAGCAGCATATAAATACGGATATAGATCTGGCTTAGAATTAAAAGTTGCAGATCAAATTAAAGAAGCAAAATATCCTGTTAATTATGAAACAGAAACGTTAAAATATATAGTTCCACAAAAAAACTCAAAATATACACCTGATTTTATTTTTACAAAAAAAGATGGTAAGACAATGTATATTGAAACTAAAGGAAGATGGACAAGTACTGATAGACAAAAAATGAAAAATATATTAGCTTCAAATCCAGATATAGATTTAAGAATAATATTTCAGAACCCAAATCAGAAGATATCAAAAGGTTCAAAAACAACATATGAAGCGTATGCTTTAAAACTAGGTATTAAATATGTTGCAAAAAAAGATATGCCAATAGAATGGTTAAATGAATGTTGTAAAGAAGGAGAAAAACCAGTTACAACAAAATTTTTTGCATTATAATTGGATCTTTGAAAAATATTCATTATTTTTTTAATGTAAGTTAATAAAAAGATGAAATCGTTTAATATAATGTATATTATTAAATGATGATTCGTTAGACCGATTATAATTGTGTCTAACATATATTATATAATACCAATCCTTTTGATCTTTCAGTAAATTTTATTATAATATATTATATGAAGAATCTTAAACTACTTCAATTATTAGAATCTGTACTAGGTAAAGGTAAACAAACATCTGGTACAAATATTGCATTTTTCTCTCCATTTACTTCACATTATAAACCAAAATTAGAAATTGATTTAAATACAACTACCGAAGGACAAAATGTATGGCATTGTTGGATATCTGATAAAAAAGGTAGAACAATTAGATCATTATTTAAACAATTAAATTTATCAAAAGACAAATTTGACAAACTTAATAGAATAATTGAAGTCTCAAAATATAGAGATACAAAAGAAACAAAAATTGAATATTCATTACAATTGCCATCAGAATATCAACCATTATGGATAGAAAAGAAAACACCGGATTATAAAAATGCAATGTATTATTTAAAAAATAGAGGTATTAATATATTTGATATTATTAGATATAGAATTGGATATGCTGATTCTGGTCAATATTCTGGAAAAATTATTATTCCTAGTTATGATATGAATGGACAATTAAATTATTTTGTATCTAGAGCATATTATAAAAGTGATTTACATAAACATAAAAATCCTCAAACATCAAAAGATATAATTGGATTTGAAATGCTAATTAATTGGAATGAACCTATTATACTATGCGAAGGAGCATTCGATGCAATTACTATAAAAAGAAATGCTATTCCATTATTTGGAAAACTTATACAACCGACATTACAAAAAAAGATTATAGAAGAGCATGTTAAAGATATATACATATGTTTAGATCCAGATGCATTAAATAATGCAATAGATATAGCAAAAAAATTTATGGCAGAAGGATTAAATGTATATTTTGTAGAATTATCAGATAAAGATCCAAATGAATTAGGATATAAAAAAATAACTGAAAAATTAGAAGACACGTATCAATTCTCATTTGAAAGAATGATGGAATTGAAAATAGACTCATTATGGAAATAAAAAAATTAAAAACAAATATAACGTCAATTGATAAAATATTTCACGTTTCTGATATTCATATACGTACATTAAAGCGACATAAAGAATATCAAGAAGTGTTTGATACATTGTTTTTACATATTGCACAACATGCAACTATTCAAAGTATTTGTGTTATAACTGGTGATATTGTACATTCTAAATTAGATATGTCTCCTGAATTAATCAACATGTTAACTAAATTTTTTAATGGATTTCATATTCCTACTATTGTTATATTAGGAAATCATGATATGAATTTAAATAATTTATATAGATTAGATGCAATATCTCCAATACTAGATGTTATTGATAATCCAAACATACATTTTATAAAAGAAAATGGATTATTTAAATTTGCAAATGTTGTATTTAATCATATGGCCGTCGACGTAGCTCCAAAAGATTATATTCGAGCTAAAGATTTTGATGCTCATTATAAAATAGCATTACATCATGGAGCTGTACATAATGCAAAAACAGATATTGGATTTCAAATATCAAATGATCATGTTACAACAGATTTATTCGAAGGACATGATTTAACATTATTAGGTGATATACATAAACCTGCTCAGTTTCTTAATAAAGAAAAAACAATTGGATATCCTGGATCATTAATACAACAAAATCATGGAGAAGCTTTAGATCATGGAATACTAGTATGGGATTTACCTGATCGTACATCTGAATTTATAGAAATAGAAAATAATTATGGATATGTTACATTTGAAGTTGATAATGCAAAAATTATTAATTCACCATATCGAGTTCCAAAAAAACCAAGAGTTAGAATTAAATTTAATGATACTGATGCATCTGATATTAAAAAATTAATTGCAACTATCAGAAAAAAATATAAAGTTCAAGATATATCTATACAACGAAGTGCAAATCATATTGAAAATAATCAAAATGGATCAATTGTAATTGGAAACGTTAGAGATGTAGAACATCAAAATAATCTAATAACTCAATTTATTGAAGAAAATTATCCTGATGCAGACAAAAAAGAATTAGATGCAATTAGACATATTAATAGAACAATTAATTCTAAATTACCTGTTTTAGAATCTGTAAGAAATGTAACATGGTATCCAGTTTCGTTTGAATTTGATAATATGTTTTCATATGGAGAAAAAAACAAAGTAGATTTCTCAAAATTATCAGACGTTATAGGATTATTTGCAGCAAATGCATCTGGTAAATCATCTTTGTTAGATGCAATAACATATACAATATTTGATAAGTGTAGTAAAACAAGTAAATCAAAAGAAGTACTAAATAATAAAAAATCCGGATTTAAAGGTATATTTAAATTCATGTTAAATGATAAATTATATACTATTGAAAGAGAAGGAATAACTTTAAAACATGGACATGTAAAGGTAAATGTTAATTTTTATAATGAAGATCAGAATTTAAATGGTGAAGAAAGAAGTGATACTAATAAAAGTATTAGAAGATATTTAGGAACATATGATGATTTTATTTTAACAGCATTTTCATTACAAGCAGACAATAATAATTTTATAGAAAAGTCACAAAGAGAACGAAAAGATTTATTATCGCAATTTCTTGATACAACAGTTTTTGAACAATTATATCATTTAGCTTCTGAAGAAATTAAAGAAACATCTGGTAAACTAAAAGAATATAAGAAAACTGATTTTGGATTAATAATACGAGATTCAGATGATATAATTTTAAAAAATCAAGACAAAATTATTGAATTAGAAAAAGGAGATACAGATTTACAAGAATCAAGAAATAATTTACAAAATGAAATAGTAGAATTAATTGAATCAAAACAACCAATGTCATATGAAGGACCTTCTATTAATAAATTACAACAAGAAGAAACTGATTTAATACAAAATATTGAGGATATAGACGTTAAAATTAGTTCATTAGAGACAAAAATTAATGATACTAAATCTAATATATCTTCATATCAAACAACTATAGATTCAAAACAATTTAAAAAAATATCAAATGAATTATCAGATATTATCAAGAAAAAAGATACATTATCAAATGAAATAAGTACATTAACAAGCTTAATATCTTCACAAAAAAAGAAAATAGATCACTTAAAGACTCATGAATATGATCATACATGTAAGTATTGTATTGAAAATATATTTGTAAAAGATGCATTAGAAGCAAAAAGATTACTTCCCGGAAATGAATTGCATTTAAAAACAAAACATGGAGCAGTTCAATTTTTTCAGCAACGTATTGACAAATTAAATTCATTAATTCATGAATATCAAGAAAAAATAAATTTAAAGAATTCAATTGAAAAATTAGAATTACAATTACAAATTTTTGAGAGTGATATGCAAACAAAAGAATCTGAATTAGAAACTAATGCTGAACGACAAGAATTATTTCGTAAAAATGAATCTGCTATTATATATAATGAATCTATAGACAAAAAAATAGATTCTAAAAAGAAACTTATAATAGAAACTACAGAATTAATAAAAAATATAACTAATAAAATTAAATCTAATCATGGTGAAATTGAAGTTGCTAAAACAAAAAAGAAAACAGCGTTAGAACAATTGGATATATATAAACAATTAGAGACAGAATATAAAGCATATGAATATTATTTACAATCTGTAAAGCGTGACGGTGTTCCATATGAGTTAATTAAAAAAGCATTACCTAAAATTGAAACTGAAATAAATAATGTTTTAAATCAAGTAGTCGACTTTAATATGGTCTTAAATACAGATGGTAAAAATATAAATGGTTATATAATTTATGATGAAGATAATTTTTGGCCATTAGAATTAACTTCTGGAATGGAACGATTTATTTCATCATTAGCAATTCGTGTAGCATTAATTAATGTATCTGCGTTACCTAGACCAAATTTTATTGCAATAGATGAAGGATGGGGTAGTTTAGATAGAGAACATATTTCTGCGGTAACTAATTTATTTGAATATTTTAGAACAAAATTTGATTTTTCAATTATTATATCCCATGTTGAATCAATGAGAGATATGGTAGACAATCTAATTGAAGTAAATAAAATAGAAAATTTCAGCCATATTCAACATGTTTGATATTTATAAAAAAAGAAATATTATAAATGGCACAATTATATTCGGCATATAAAGGATATGACACATTAAATACATATTATACTGATACATCATTATTATCTCCAGATATTTTTGATATATCATTTTTTCCAAATAGATTTACAGTAGGAAAAAATTTAATAAAATTTCGTGGAAATCAAAATAGTTTAAAAGTTGGAACAAATATTGACGTTGAAATTTTAGATTCAAATGGAGATACAATATATTCTGAATTTATAGATTATGTAGATCAAGATGGATCTAGAGTGTTATCTGTCTATATTTATGAAGATACTGCTCCTGGCGATGCTACTGTTATATTTGTTGGAGAAATTTCTACTATTAATAATCAATCAGTTCCATTACAATTTCAAAATCAAATTAATGTAAAGTGGTCTAGAAATATACCAGTAAATCCATTAGATTTAAATAATTCAAAAATAATATTTGAAAATGATCCAATTGTAACAATATCAGAAAATATAGGAGTACAATTAAATAGATCATATGCAAACGGCCAATTTCCAACATATAATACTGGTAAAATTAAATATGTATCACAAAATAATACTCCTGCTATTATTGTTGAAAATGGAAAATTTAATGGAGATATGATAAATGGGACTTTAACAGTAAATAATCCAATTAATCCATTACCAACAACTAACATTAATATTGATTCAAATATATATTCAACTACAATAAATAAAGTTTTAAATGATACTACAATTTTATTAGATTTTCCATATCAAGTTTTTGATACCCAAAGTAATTTTTCTCATACATTTAATAGTTTTGATTTATCAGATTATCAAATTAATTATGAAGCAACTCCAGAATATATTGCAACTCAGAATTCAGAATCATTTGCATTAATTCAAGTATCAGATTTAGAACCTAGCACCGGAGATATATCTAGAATCAAAGTATCTGTTAATTCAGAAGGTACTGTTGGAGCATATGAACAAATTAATGATATTAGATTACCATTTACTGAAATATTTATAGATTCAACATCATCATTAACTCCTGATAAATCTATAGGCATATATGAAACTCAAAGTATTATTGATACATATTGGGAAGGACATTCATATCAAAATAATTCTGAACTAGCACCACCTACATTAACATGGACAACATCATCAATAAATAATGCAAATAAAATAACTGGAACTTTAGACTTATCTCAAAATAATTCTGTATATGTAGTACAAGTAAAAGATCAGTATACTGGAATATTTGTTAGTCAATCAATGTATAATATTACATTAGATGCATTTGCAGAACGTGACTCAACTAATTTAAACCCTATAATGTCAATTTACGCTTCCGGATCTGCATTTAATTTTGATTCATCTGACGTATTCAATCAATCGTTACCAAAAAAATTAGGTAAAAAAATTGGAGAAATTGAATGTTTAGGAGACTCAAAACGATATGATGATATATCTTTTGAATTTAATTCAGATCAGTCTGGATTTGGATCATTACTATTTGTAATAGAATCAGGAAATTGGCAAATTGCTGATATTAGAACAACATCTGATGCTGAATTTGGATATACTCCAAATTATATAAGATTTAGAACAGAAATACCAACAAAACATAAATCTGGAAATCAATTATCATTTAAAATTGAATATTATAATAGAGTAGGAGATAAATCAGATACTGTTAATTTTGTTAGAAATTTAAATTTTGAAGGTGGTAATCGTTATATTGATGGCGGATTTTCAATGTTAACAGGATCATTATTTGTTGCTGATACATTGTCATCAGGAGTAGAAATTACAGGATTAGCAAATACAGGATATATTAAATCATTAGGATATCCAGGATTTAATCAAGCAACGGGATCTAATCAAGGAGGATTTTTATTATTTTCTGGATCTGCATTACCAGGACAAACAGAAACTAGTTATTCTGGTGTCGGTTTAGAAATGGTTTCTGATGAAAATAACTTTTTTAGATATCGAACAAATCCTAGTATTTTAGACGTACATACTGAAACATTTTTCTTAGGTAATCCAAGTACTCAGTTTATAAGTGGTTCTGACGGACAATTGGAAATATCTTCATCTGGATATCATATTACTCCCGAAGGAAATATAACAGCTTCTAAATTTTTAATGGAAGGTGGGACTATATCATCAACCGTTAATATTTTAGGATCTGTAACAACTAATCAATTATTCGTTCCAGCTGGAACAACTAAAACTAATGCTCGAGCATTCATATCAAGTTCTGGAGAAGCTGGATTTGTTGGAGATGGTGCTGGAAATTATTCAATTGTATTAGATGGTCGAACAGGAGAAACTTCAACTATATCAGGATTAACATCTAGTGTTGATTCATTATCAACCGCAACATATATAATTTCTTCTTCAACAAATATATCAGACCCAGTTTCATTTATTTCTTCATCTGCATTTAAAGTATCAGCCGGAGGAGCCATAACAGGATCTGCAGTATTATTAGGAGATAAAAATACTGGAAACTTTTTACAATTTGCTAATGACACATTAACGGTTCAAGGTAGTATAACTGCAGACAATATTAGAACTCCTGCTCAAATAGGAGGAAGCCCTTCAACTGATATAAATGCATCTTCATCAATATCTGCAGATGGATTTGCATCATTTAAATCAGCATCAATTGCCGGGTTTGAAGTAAATACAGAAGAAATTAAATCTACTAATGAAGCATTAAGATTAAAATCGTCAGGAGATATAACAGCGTCAAAAGTTTTATTAGAAGGAGGAACAATTACCGCAGGAGTAACTATATTAGGTTCACTTTCGGCAAATAGTATATTGACACCTGCGACAATTGGTGGCTCTCCGTCGACTCCTGCAAATGCATCGTCATCTATATCTTCTGAAGGATTAGCAATATTTAAATCAGCATCGATAGCTGGGTTTGTAGTAAATACTGAAGAAATCAAATCTGCTAATGAATCATTACGATTAAAGGCAACCGGTCAAATTACTGGTTCTAATGTATTATTTACTGGAGGTGATATAGGAGGGTTTGAATTATCTAGTAATGAAATAAAATCTTCTAACAATAATCTAAGATTAAAAGATTCTGGACAAATAACAGGATCAGATGTACTTTTCGATGGCGGAAAAGTAGGCGGATTTAATATTGATTCTAGTACAATAAGTGGTAATAATATTATTATAGATTCTGCCGGAAGTATACAAACAGCTGATTATGCATCTGATTTTTCCGGATGGAAATTATCAGCTGAAAATAATGGCTTTTTAGAAGTTGAAAATGCAAAAATTAGAGGTACATTAGCAACTGCAGTATTTGAAAAAGAAACAGTTAATGCAGTAGGAGGACAGTTATATGTTGCAAATTCAACTACATTAACTTCGTCTGCATTACATCCTAGTGATCAATATTTACCAACTGATCTAACTATGTCTGTTGTTAACGTAACTGGATTTGCTAATAATGAAATATTAACATTAAAAAAAGTTACAAATACTGGATTTAGTACTGAATATATTAGAGTTGAATCATCATCTAGAGCAGATTCTTCGAGCGACACAAATTTTGCAGGTAGTATATATGTTGAAAGAGGTTACAGTGGATCTTCTGCAGCAGGTCAAACAACAGCATCATTAGGAGATAGTCCAGGAGCAGCACAATCATATTCTGGATCACAAGTAATAGTATCAACTGGTAAAGTTGGAACTGGATTTATTCGATTAAATTCAAACCCAAATGATTCAGCAACTCCATATATTGATATAGTAGAACGTACTGGTAGTGCTATATATGACGTAAAATTAAAAGCTAGATTAGGAGATTTATCTGGATTAGCTAATTCTGACATTGTATTTGGAAATCCAGATCCTGGATTTGGATTAGCAACTGATAATGTATATCTTCAAGGAGGAATAACAGCAACATTTGGTTCTATCGGAGGATTTTCTATAACTTCGAATGCAATTTCATCTTCGAATAATAATTTAATATTAAGAGATAATGGCGAAATAACTGGTAGTAATGTTTTATTAGAAGGTGGAAGAATTACAAGCGGCGTTACTATCGAAGGATCTGTAACTGCAAATGCTATAAGAACTCCTGCAACAATAGGAGGATCACCATCTACTACTTCTAATGCATCTTCTTCTATAGATTCAAACGGATTTGCTTCATTTAAATCGGCATCTATTGCTGGATTTGAAATAACACCGGATCAAATATCTGGAGGATTTATACCAGCATCATCATCAGTAGTTAATACAGTAGTATCTGCATCATTTACTGTAAATCAAACTTATGCGCCGGGAGCAACTGGAGTACAGCTAGCTAATTTTGTTACAAATGCATCAGGTATTGAATTTTGGAATAATTATATGGCCGGTGGTGATGATTTATATATTGCAGACCCATCTTCTACAACACCTAGGTATAATAATACAGTATCAAATGTACCAGGAGGTAGAGTTAATTCTGTATCTGTTGTTGATATTGTCACGTTAGTTTCACCTTACACTATTAGAGCTTCTGTAAGTAATGGAGATGGAACATTCTTTAATAGCGACGCAGGAGCAGGTGGCGGATCACCATTTACAGTTGTTTCATCATCAACAGTAATCCATCCAGAAACACCAGATTCATTGTTATTAAAATCTTCTGGTGAAATAACAGGATCTAATGTTTTATTTACCGGAGGAACAATAGGTGGTTTTGAATTAGCATCCACTCAAATTAATTCATCTAATAACAATTTAATATTACGTGATTCAGGTCAAATAACAGGATCCGATGTTTTATTTACCGGAGGAGAAATTGGAGGATTTACTTTATCTGCAACAGAAATAAGTAGTTCCGGCTTATTATTAAAATCATCAGGTGAAATAACAGCATCTAATGCAGATCTATCAGGAAAAATAACTGCAACATCTGGAGAGGTTGGAGGATTTTCTATAGAAACAAATTCTCTTACAACTACAGGTGTTGAAATTAATGATTCGACTCAAGCATTATTTATAAGTTCTAGCGGCTTCAAAGTTACACATCCAGGCGCAGTTACTGCAACAAGTCTTGTAGTAGAAAATAATTCTGGTACTTTATTAAGCACTTTTACTGGATTTTCAGATGGTAAAAATATTGCACGTAATCTTCCAATACAAAGTACATCTGATGTTCCATTTGTTGTATTTTTAGCCGGCGAACAAAAACTAGTAATAATGGCAATGTCGACTCAAAACAACGGATATGAAAGTACATTATCTGGTACAATAGGTGTTGAATTTCAAAGATTTTTACCAGACTCATCACCTGCTCCAGAAACCGATACTGGTAACTGGTCATTTTCAAATCCTGAAGATCCTGGAGGCGGCGGATTCTTTACAAGACGTCAGATGATCCGATATGTTGTTGATTTAAGTTCTATGGGTGCTAGCAATCGAGATTTAACAAATGCAGCTGCCTTTATACAAGTAACTGGTACTAATATAGTTACTTCCCAAGTACAAGTAACAGTACATAGAAATGTAGGTGCTACCGGAGTCGAAGGAGATAAAAATGGCGGAGTAATTGATGCTACATAATTTTAAAAACAACTGTATTAATAACTAAGTAATATTTATATAAAATGAATAACGTAACAGTATTATTTCCCGGAGGCTTTAAGCCAATAACAGGAGCACATATGGCTCTTGCACAACGATATGCACAAAATCCTAGTGTCGACAAAGTCATCATGCTAATAGGTCCAAAAGAGCGAGATGGTATAACAAGAGATACGAGTATAAAAATGTTTAATTTGTTAAACAGAAATAATAACATTCAAATACAATCTACAGATTTTAATTCGCCTATTATGGCCGCATATGAATATCTATTTTCATTACCAGAAGACGCACAAGGTCAATTTGCATTAGCTGCATCAGAAAAAGATGAGGATTATGTTCGAGTAAAAACGTTTCTACCAAATGTAGACAAATATAAATTAACTGGAGATAGAAAAGGAAGAAAAATACCAGCAGGTGTTGATGCAGTTGAATTAACTGTTTCTGTAGACCCTTTAAAATATAATGATGGTAATGCAATATCTGCTTCCACGGTAAGAGCTGCAATTGTCGACAACGATTATGAAACGTTTTCAGCAAGTTACCCTGGCTATGATGAATCTATTATAAAAAATCTTTGGCAAATGCTTAGTAGTCCATCTTCACTTACTAAAGAATGGTTTTTGCAAGAATTTGAAAATGATGCAAATGAAATAGCAGAACAAATGGGAGTTGGATATATGACCCCAAAAGGAGCTGTAGCACATCAAAAGAAGATTAAAAAACTTAGAAAATTTTTAGACAAGAAAAATGATCGTGGATTTGTATATGATTTTAATGATTATCCAAAAACTGTATTTGGAACAAAATATTTAAATGAAGGCGGATTAGCTGGACATATGTCACATCCATTTGATATGAATAGATCTCAATCATTAACATTTGCAGATTTCAAAGAAATGATTTCACGTGGATTACAAGGAAGATTGGATATAGAAAAAACAGTTACTGAAAAAACAGATGGACAAAATATATTTATGACCTTTAAAGACGGTCAAGTTAAATTTGCAAGAAATGGCGGAGAACGTGTAAATCCATTAACCGTTGAAGAATTACAAGCAAAGTTTGCAGGAAGAGGTCCAATATCAGATGCATTCGGAGAAGCTGGGACAGATTTAGCAGCTGCTTTTGCAAAAGTAGGAACAGAAAAATTACAAAGTATTTTTCAAAATGGAAAAGTATTTGCAAATATGGAAATTATATATCCGCCAACAAAAAATGTTATTGCATATGAAGCAGCATATCTTCAATTTCATAATCTTGTTGAATTTGACGAAAAAGGTAAAGTTGTACAAACTGATTTAACTGGAGGAGCTGTTGTACAAAAAGCAGTAACAGATGCAAACGCAGATCTACAAAATACATTTAATTTAATTCCACCGCAAAAAATTAAATTGGGTCGAATTGAAAATTTTCAAGATTATCAAGATGCATTATTTAATGAATTAGATCAATTACGTGACAAATATAATTTAAAAGACACAGATGCTGTAGCAGAATATCATAAATCATGGTGGAGAGATGTTATACGAGATAAAGCAAAAGAATTTAATTATAATATACCTGACGAAGTAACAGATATACTAATGAATAGATGGGCATATGATATTAAATCTCCAAATGTTTCTAAAGTAGCTAAAATGATAGATAACGAAGAGTTTATAGAATGGATGAGAGCATTTGATAAAAAAGATTTTAAAAAATATATAAAAGATAATTTACAACCATTTGAATCTATATTTTTAAAATTAGGTGCAGAAATAATGAAAAATGTATCTAATTTTTTAGCACCAAATCCAGCAAAGGCTGTACAAGATATTAGAAAAGAAATTGCACAAATAATTCGTACATTGAGATCTACTAACGATATATCAAAAATGGAACTATTAAAAACACAATTAGACAAAATTAAAAGATTAGGCGGATTCGAAAAAATAGTTCCAGTAGAAGGAATTGTATTTGTATATGGTGGTAATACATATAAACTAACTGGAGCGTTTGCTCCGCTAAATCAAATATTAGGAACATTAAAGTATTCTAGGTAATATTTATATAAAATAATATAACAGGAAGTTAAAATGGCTAAATATAAACACCCAAAAAATGAAAAGCATAAAGCTAGAAAAGATTTAAAAGATTATACTATTGACAAAGAAGTTGAAGGTATGGTACCAAATGCATCTGGAGAGCCAATGCCTGAAGTACCAAGAAAAGACGATAAAGAAGTTATCGACGATGTTGATAATATGGTACCTAAAGTAAAAGATTCTGATAAAATATATGTTACTAAAGAATTACAAGATGGAGATCCAAAAATGCCATCTAATGCATTAAAAACATTAGTAAAAAATCAAGAAGATGATGCAAAAGAATTAATTGATACATTATCAAAGAAAGATGGTGGATATATGACACAAATAGAAAAACTAACTAAAGAACAAAAAGAAAAATTAGTTAAAGAAATAGTAAGAAGAAAAGTTGTTAAATTTTTATCAGAACAAGAAGATAATGAACCTGATAATGTAGAGCAGCCAACCGAAGAACCTACAGAAGAACCAGTAGCAGATACTCCAGAGCCACCAGCTGCTCCAGAAGCACCAGCTGAACCTGCAGATGCTCCTGCTCCAGAACCACCTGCAGAAGAACCTGTAGAAGAACCTGTAGAAGAGCCTGTAGAAGAGCCAGCTACTGAACCAGCTGCAGAACCAGAATTAGATGCTGACGGTAAAGATCCAAGAGTTACAAACTTTATGAAAGCTTTAGATCAAAAAGACGGAGTTCTTCAACAAGTTAAATTATTAATGAGTGTTGTTAATGATTTAGCAAATTCAAAAGAAGGAAGACAAAAACTTGGTTTATTAGCATTATTAAAACGTGTAATTGATAAATCAGTACAACAAGCACAATCTCAAGAATAAAAAATTATGTCAAATAAGTTACAAAATATAAAAGCTGTTAAGCAAATGCTTGACGGTACTCATAAATTTCAAACTAAAAAAACTCATGGATTTTCTGATGCTAAACAAAAAGCAGAAAAAAATAAACATAGAGAAATAGGTGAAATTTGGGAAGAAAAAATAAACGGTACTATATATACTATAGAACAACAAAATGGATTTCGTGTAAAAAAACCTAAAAATTCAATTTCTGCAGAAGTACATACTTATCTTAATTCATATCCAAATTGTAAAAAAGATTGTTGTAAAACAAAATTTGGTGCAGTTGATGAAAAAATGCGTATTATACATGGAATGTGTTTAGATTGCGTTATTGATATGGAACATGAATTGAAAAAACAAGGAAAATACGAAGAATATGAACGTCAAAAAATGACTGAAAATGCAAAGGCTTGGTTACGAAAAGCAGAACAAGATGTTGAAATGTTAAAAGAAGCATATACTCAAGCATCTAGTACAGTTATGAATGCAGATGGACAAGTAGAACATTGGTCTGCTAAAATGACATCTGAAGAGTTTGAAGAAAAAATAGAAAAAGGATTTGCTAAATTTAAAACTAAGTTTTTAGAAAATTTAAATAAAAAGAAAGAAAACAATGATTAAAAAAACATGGAAAATTATTGCTGGTATAGTTGCTGGAATATTTGGATTAATATTTATTTTTGGAAGAAAATCAAATAATAAAAAAGCTGAACAAGCAAAAAAAGAAATTGATAATAATAATGTTAATATCAATAAATTAGATGGTAAAATAGAAGAAATTAAAAAACAAAAAACAGTTGCAAAAAAACAAGCTACTACTACTAAAAAACAAATAGCTTCTACAAAAGCAAAAAAAGCAGCACCAAAAAAATCTACCGGGAAAAAATCAGTTAAATCGGCTAAGGCAAATATTAAAAAGAAAATTAGGAAATGAAAAAATATTTTATTATAATATTATTATGGCCATTGTTTCTATTCGGACAAATGCCAGATACTTGTTTTACAGAAAATGAAATAATTGAAATTTCAGAAACATTGGATTCATTATATTATTTAGATTCAATTAACAATGAAATTATTTTACAACAAGAAACATTAATATCTGAATTAGAAACAATTGCAAAACTAGACTCTATTGAGCTGATGTATACAAATAAAAAAATAGAATTATTAAATAGTAATATTGAATTATATATACAACGTGAAAAGTATTTAAAACCAAAATGGTATGATCATAAAGTTATATGGTTTACATCTGGAATAATTACTGCAGTAGCTACAGGAAAAATGGCCGTTGAAGTACTTAAGTGAGCGAAAAACAAAATATAAAAAAAATAATTCAAGAGCAATATAAAAAATGTGCAGAAGACCCTGTATATTTTATGCGTCAGTTTTGTTATATTCAACATCCAACAAAAGGTAAAATCAAATTTAATTTATTTCCGTTTCAAGAAGAATCATTAACTACATTACAGAATAATAGATATAATGTTATTCTTAAATCTAGACAATTAGGTATATCAACATTATCAGCAGGATATGCTTTATGGTCAATGTTATTTAATGAAGACTTCAACGTTTTAGTTATAGCAACTACTCAAGACGTTGCCAAAAACTTAGTAAGTAAAGTTCAAATAATGAATGAAAATTTACCAAGTTGGTTGAAAACAAATATAGTTACAAATAATAAATTATCATTAAAATTTGCAAATGGCTCTCAAATAAAAGCAATATCTAGTGCATCAACAGGAGCACGATCGGAAGCATTATCATTATTAATAGTTGATGAAGCTGCTTTTATTAGAAATATTGAAGAAATATGGGTAGCTTCTCAAGCAACATTATCTACTGGTGGTGGAGCTATTGT